CGTCGGTTGTTTTTGCTTTGGACACACTGGCTGACCGCCTACGTTCACCGGACCCGTCGGTATCATCTGACGGAAGGATGACCGATCATCGGGGCATCTTTAATAACGATACGAAGCGTTGAAACGGAAAAGTCAACCAGACTTGCGGCTTAGCCGAAAGTCGCCGCATGCCGCAGTGCTTCCGGGACCTGGTAACAAAGGGAGACTTTGTCGTAAATCTCTCGCTCACGTTCAGACGTTGGTCGACAAACATCGTAATATGACAACTACTGAGGTGTAATACCACATGCCAATCATTCAGGCAGGGGCAATCAACAACACGGCACTAATTGTGCCGGATTTATATGTAGAAATAGTACCGCCTCAAAATTTGATTTTGAATGGTGTTCCGACAAATGTGCTCGGGGTAGTTGGTACATCGACGTGGGGTCCTGTCGGAACGCCCGTAATTATGGGATCTATGCTGGACTACTATGCAAATTTTGGACCGATCATGCCCCGCAAGTACGACATGGGCACACAGGTCGCCACTGCCGTGCAACAAGGAGCGCAAGATTTCCGAGGCGTTCGGGTCTCAGACGGTTCCGACACATTTGCCTCCACCAACGTACCGGGCACCGCCTTAACTATCACTGCTCTCTACACCGGTTCCCTCGGAAACCATATCTCCGTAACGATCCAGCCCGGTTCGCGGCAGGCCAGTTGGATGCTGGTTGCCAGCTTGCCTGGTAGCCAACCGGAGGTTTTCGATAACATCACCGGGAGCGCGGCTACGTTCTGGCAATCACTTGCGAATGCGGTCAATACCGGTGCAGGTGTCCAACGCTCCGCGTCACGCCTGATCACCATCCAACCCAATGGCAATACGAGCACTCCGACGAACTTCCTTTTAACCGTTGGTAGTGCTACCCCTGGGTCTGACGGAGCCGCCGGCGTGACACCGACTCAGCTCGTAGGGCAAGACGACGCTTCCCGAACTGGTATGTATGCGCTTCGAGGACAAGGCTGCGGCCTGGCCTTACTCGCCGATGCCGATGACCCACAGACCTGGTCCGACCAGGCCAGATTTAGCCTTGGCGAGGGGATGTATATAGTACTCACGGGACCGGCTGGCGATTCCATTTCCAATGCTATTTTGGTCAAGCAGTCCGTTGGTCTCGATTGCTACTCCGTCAAGCTGATGTTCGGAGATTGGATCTGGTGGTCGGATCAGGCAAATGGTCTGATTCGCTTGGTTTCTCCACAAGGCTTCGCCGCGGGTCGCCTCGCCAACCTCTCACCTGAACAATCAAGTCTAAATAAGCAACTCTACGGGGTCATAGGTAGTCAAACATCAGGACAACCACAGTCCGGCGAGACTTCATCTTATTCTTCGGCGGATCTGGCCGCCCTTTTTAGCGCCGGCATCGACGTGATCTCAAATCCTCAACCAGGCGGCTCGTTTTGGGGTGTACGAGGCGGCAAGAACTCATCATCGGATGTCACGAGGAATGGTGACAATTATCCCAGACTTACAAATTTTATCGCCCAAACCCTCTCCGCCGGTATGGGTCAATATGTTGGGCAAGTTATAACTGCCCGCTTGTTCCAACACATCCGAGGAACCCTGTTATCTTTTCTACAGAATATGCTAAGCCAGGGGCTACTCGGTAGCACGGACGGATCGCTTCCATACAGTGTCATTTGCGACAATTCCAATAACCCATTGAGCATGACCGGCCTTGGTTACGTGCAAGCAAATGTACAAATCCAATATCAATCAATAAACGAGATATTCATCATAAGTCTGGAAGGTGGACAAACAGTGCAAATAGCGATGCAGACACAGCCGGCCCGTCAGTCAGGCCAATAGGAGTACGATGATGGCTATTTCGGTCTTTTCGGTTGGGCGGGATACTCAACTGGTCGTGATTGGGCCTTCCGGAACGATCAGTTTGTCTCACGTAACGGCATTTGACAGCCGCCAGGTCACGCATTCAGTTCGAGTCAATCGGTTGGACGGTAATCAATTGGGGATGGAACTGCCCAAAGGCTGGGAGGGTAGCTTCGAGTTGGAGCGAGGAGATTCCGTGGTTGAAGACTTCATCGCTGCTACTGAACAAAGCTACTTTAATGGTTCCACGTCTCTGACGAGTTCGATGTACCAGTACGTATCGGAAGTAGATGGGTCTACATCAACCTATCAATTCGATTCCGTAGTCTTTCGACTCTCCAATGCGGGCCTATGGAGGGGTGACGCCGCCGTAAAGCAAAAGCTTGAGTTCTTTGCTTCGAGGAGGAGACGTATTTGACGACGCCCGCAAGTCTGATCATCTCTAATTCACGTAGAACATTTGAAATCCTCGATGACCTAGGACGCAAGCTTACTATTCGACATATCAATGCTCTGGATCGTCTCCGACTACTAAAGGCCGCCGGCCCCGAACTTTCCCAAAATGACGCATGGCTAAATATGGCCGCACTGGCGCTTTCGGTCGTCGAACTAAATGGAACTCCACGCCCTACCCCGACAAATGAGCGCCAAATAGAATCCGCTGTCTCAGAACTCGGTTATCGTGGTCTACAGGCCGTCGCGGACGCCTTGGAACATAATGACGAGGTAGCGTTGCTGTTTGATGGTCCAGCCGAGGGAAACGCCCTGGGCACGCCGTGCTGACTGAATGCCTTTACCTTGTTCGGAATGGCGTGCCCTTCGATGTCGCATTCTCACTCTCAGATCATGACCGCCAACATTTTTGCTTCGTATTACTGAACCTTGACCAATTTGTTGAATAGACATGCTGTAAGGGACACCCGCTTCCTTTTGATGGCCTCGTGCCGATCAAACCGCCTATATCCGAACGGTTGACACGGGCGTGCCATACTGGCGGCTCCTTTTGGTAGTGGCTGCCAGAGAAGGGAGGACGTTGCGGAAGGTGGAAACGATCAGAGACCGTTCGAATCGTTTAGCGTTGCTGATCTTACAATCGAAAGTCAAAGTCCGGTCAGCGACGTGGTTGCCTCGGCGTAATCGTTGCCCGGGTCGCCCGTCAGGCTACGTCGCGTTGGCCGAACCACATACGGAATCCCTCTAGCAGGCTGCCGAAAAACCCCTTGACCCCTCTGGATTCGGTCTAACTCGATGAGCTCCCGGATCAACCAGCGGCGTCGAGGACACCATGCGTGGCGAAGCCCTCCAAAACCATACGCATTTAGCTATGCCAGCCCGGACAGCCGTATACCCGAGAACCATCCGGTCCGGCTGATCGCGAGGTCACGGCCGCGGCCTATGCTGCGGACGGCTATCCCTCGATCGAACCGGAACGGTTGCTTCGCGCCTTGTTGTACGTTTCGGCGTGCAAAATTCGCTCAGACCCAATCCTGATGCAGTTTGACCAGACCGTGAGCGGAGTATCGATAGGGAATCGCCGTAAGCGCTGTGGCGGCTCCACATTGTTTCCGGCCGCCGTGCCATGATTTGCTTACGTCATGATGACGGACAGACATGGCCCACCAATAGACGATATGGCAATGGAATCCGATGCGAGCAGTCATACGAGCGCTCGTATGACTGCTCCAAGACCGCGCATCGAGGTGATCACCGGGGTTGAGCGCCGCCGCCGGTGGTCGTGGGACCAGAAGCGGGCGATCGTCGAGGAGAGTCTGTCGCCGCGTGCCTCGGCGGCCGGGATCCGCACGGAAGCATGGGATCGGCACCGGCCAACTTTATACATGGCGACGCCAACTCCTGAAGCGCCAACTGGTTGAGACACCGCGTTTCGCCCGCGTTGAGATTGCGGTGGAACCGCCTCGTCTGACCGGCCCGATCGCCAGTCCGGTCACTGGAACAGCGGGCACGATCGAAATCATGCTCTCGGACGGAACCCTGGTACGGGTAACCGCGGACGTTGACGAACCGGCGCTGCGCCGCGTGCTCGGGGTGTTGCGCGAATGATCGCGCCGCCGCCGGGTGTGCGCGTTTGGCCCGCCCGTGGCCGTACCGATATGCGAAAGGGCCTGGATGGACTGGCGATGCTGGCGCAACAGGTGCTGGATGAAAATCCTTTTGATGGCGCATTGTTCGCCTTCCGCGGACGTCGCGGCGGACTGATCAAGCTGCTGTGGTATGACGGGCAAGGTCTGTGTTTGTTCGCCAGGCGCCTGGATCGCGGTCACTTCGTCTGACCGGTGACCGATACCGGCCGCGTGTCGCTGACACCGGCGCAACTGTCGACGTTGCTGGAAGGCATCGACTGGCGGATGCCCAAACGCGTGAATCACCCCGATCTGGCGGGATGATCGCTGAAATCGCAACGTAAAAGTAACTGCCCAGGTAACTGCCCAGGTTGTCCGGTCTGGCTCAGGCGACCTGGAGTTCGGCGACCAACCTGTTAGGTTGGCCAGTCAGTGTCCGTAAGA